CAAGTCGCGTCATCACAATCATGTCTCGGGATATGGCTATACGCCTCAAGTGCATCATTCAGACCCATATCCTTGCGCTTGAGCGCATGAGCCATCAACAAAACAAGCAACAGATGCTCATCGTCTAGCTGACCGATTACCTCTGCAAATTGTGTGTCCAGATCGCTCATAGCTCATTCCCCCATCCCACCAGTTTCATCGCGGTATCCGCATCAACGCCCGCCTCTTTGGCCATCGCCAGAGCCTGCACCACGCCCGCCGCCGCGCGGGCACGGCCCCCGGCGTCATAAGCCTGTAGCGGCCTGAGCGTGTCCATCTGCACCGGCTGGCCCAACTTGTCCGTCAGTTCCTCGGAAACGATCTCTGCCAGCGGTTGCAGGGTCCACGTCGCAAGCTGGCGCTGCCCCTCCCTCACTAGGGGTCCTTGGGCATTGCGCGCCAGCATGGCAGGCAACACCCCGAACGCGCAGAGGATTGCATCACGCGCGGCCCCATGCGCCCCCAAGGCGTCCGTCTTTTGCAGGTCCGGGGTCAGGTCCTGGGGCTTCCAATCGGCATTGGGCTGGGGGCCACCAGCGGCTTGGACGCTCACGCTTTCGCGCACCAGCATCTTGCCCCGCGCGCCTTTGAAGCCGCGCGCAATGTCCTGCAAATCGGCTTCCTTGCTTTCGGGCATGGGCACCACGCCGCTGCCAATGGGCGCGTCCCGATACACGTCTGACAAGAGCGTTTCCATCGTTTGCAGCAGGCCCGCAGACAGGCCAGAGCGGTGCAGCGGGGGCGTTCCGGCCCAAGGTTGCCGTGCGTCTGCCCCGGTCACGATATGGGCCACCTCACCCGCAAGCGCCGTCACCGTCTGCCCGCCGCCAATATCGGGCAGGGTCAGGCGATAGGCAGTCGGACGGCCCAGCCGGGTTTGCAGGTCCCAATCGCTCACCGGCACCATCACATCGTCGGTGATGTAGAACACCGATTCCCCGCGCAAGGCCAGTTGCCGCGCCATCACGGCCCGCAGGCGACGGGTCAGCAGGTCGGTGCCGTCCACATCGGCCATCGCAAAGCCCGCTTCCCAGAAAGACACGCAAGACTGCACCGCGCTTGTGAGTTCCGCCGCGCCCGTGGTGCCGGTAATATATTCGGCCCGCGCCGCCATCATCATCGCCGCGTAACCATTGGCAGAGCGGGTTTCCGTCTCAGGCTGTTTTCGTTTGAATGGCCACATATCAAGCCCTCCGATATGGGCGCAGAAGGTCCGCCGCGCCGCTGTATTGCATCGCCCGCGCCAGCCATGACGGATAGCGCCGGTAACTTTCTTGAATTGCCCCGCCAAGGTTCACCGAATAATCGGTTGCACCCGCGCGTTCCTCAGTGTCGGCGCTGTATTCGGCAAGCCGTGTGAACGCCCCCAGCACCGCCGCTGGCACGTCACCGCCGCCCACCTGAGCCGTCACCTTGAACGTGCCGTCATGGGGCAGGATGATGCCCAGCGGCCCGTCCAGCAGGCTCACGGGCACCCAAGCGTCATTGCGCCACACATGCCCCTCGCGGGACACAATGGGCGTCAGGGGCGGGTGCCATTGATCGCCACCGTCCCCCAGGACGGTCCAGACCACCTCGCGCGGGGTCCACCGATGCGCGCAATAGTCCTCGATGCGCGCCCAAAGCATGTCAGGATCAAGCGCCGCCGCGTCTGGCGAAAGGTCCAACGGGGGCATGGGATACGCCGCCGGGACCGCCTCGAATTGCTTTAGAATATCAACCGTCATGTCAGGCCCTCCACCGATTGCGCCGGTTTGGCAGGAACACCCGCGACTTGGGCGCTTGCACCCATGACCGGGCTTCAACCTGTGCCTCGTCATAGGCGGGGCGGGTCACAATGCTCAGTTCGTAGAGCAACGCCGCCAGCACCGTGCGGATGATCGCGTTATGTGCCCCGTTCTCAGGGTCGTGGCCCTCATCCTCGATCATTTCCGGCTCAGGCACTGCGCGCTTGGGCGGCAACCGGAACCCCGGCGAAAGTCCAATTGCAAGGCCCGCGCCGATCATCGCCAGCGCATCCCGCCCGTGCGACGTGTCCGCAATCTCTGGCGTTATGTCCGCCTCGAATGTGAGAGCATCATCGCCGTCCGTGATTTCCAGCGTCCCGGCCTTGCGCGATGCAAGGGGCCGATCATAGGAATGGCCCAGCAAGAGGTGAATATCCTCCTCAGGCCGGTCCACCCGATAGGCAAACGCGCGGGGCGCAATCACTTCCTTGCGGGGTCGCCCGGTCCTGCCACCATCCGACAGGACCGCGCGACGGTTATAGGGGAAGCGCCCGGACAACCGGGCACCCCCACCTTGGCGGCGCAATTCAAGCCCGCCCTCTGCACCGCCCCAGAGCATTATTGCAGACCCGTCAGGACGTGCAGGCCGGTCGCGCGGGGCACCTGCATGTCAACCGTTTGCAGCGCCGTGATGCGCAGCTCACCCGATTGCGCGCCGCTGTAAACGTCGCGGATCAGGTCAATGCCGCCCCAGACACCAAGGAACGCGGGCGCGATACCGGCATTGCAGGTCAAGAGCGCATCGCTTTCCACCGGGGGGCCACCCGCCGGGGCGGCAAGCGCATTGGTCGCCAGCACGATATTCGCGGCCCCAAAGCGCCGGGTCAGCCGATCCCATTCCGTGTCAGACGTGCCCGTGATGAACGCATCATCCAGAGCGGCCCAGAGTTCGGGGCGGATCATCAGCTTGACACCGGACGGCCCTTCGATCGCGTTGGCGTTGATGAACGTGGTCAGCACATCGCGGAACGCCGCATAAGATGCCGCCGCGTCGATTGCCGTGGTGCCGATGCCGTAGGTGGATTGCCCGGTGATGATGCCCAGAGGCTCACCGGATGCCCCGGACCCCTGGAACACCGCCCGATCAAGTTCAACGCGCATCACGTTGCCCAGATCGCGCCGGATTGCCTGTTCCAGACCGGCCCCGGATTGCGCCAGAGCCTTGCGCGTGACACGAACGTGCCCGCCAAGCGTGTGATCCGGTTTCAGCGCCTTGTCCTCAGCGGTCAGGGCAGACGGCCCCGGCACGTTGGCATTTTCGGACGCGGCCCAGCCTGCCGATGCCCCATTGGTCACAAGCGGCCATTCGGTTTCACCGACACCGATATTGACCACGGCAACGCCCATGCGGGTGGCCACCGAATTGGCAAAGAGCCGGTCCACAATCGGGCGCGTGGTGCGCGGGTCAGGGGTGCCGCTCGACACGGTTTCACCGGCCCGAACCTCAAGGGCTTCCATCGGCACGGGGGTGCCGGTGAAACGGCCCTTGGAGCGCATTTCCTGCACCACCTCAGCCGTCGCCCCTTCCAAGGCTTGCCCCGTATCCATGTTCAACAGGACTTGGCGCACCTCGAAACGGGACACCAGATCCTCGTATTCCTTGCCGTCGCGGGTTTCGAGTTCGGCCCCGGCTTCCCGGCGTTCCTCATCCTCAGAGACAAGGGCGGCGCGGTATTGGACTTCCTTGGCGCGATATTCCGCGTCCAGATCGCCCATCTTGCGCACCTCATCCTCAGACGGGGTTTCGATGTTCGCCAGTTCGGCAAGGTTCTGCCGGATTTCAGACCGGCGCAGTTCAAGACGTTTAGATGCCAGCATTTGTTTTTCCTTTCATGCTCGACAGGAGATTGCGCCAGTCTTGGCGCGGCTTACTGAGGGGCGCGTGGCCTACCTCAATTCGGGTCTTGCGGGCGTGACAGGACCCGCAAAGAATCTGTAAATTCGACAGGGTGTAGGACAGGTCAGGCCGATCCCGCACCGGCTCGATATGGTCACATTCCAACCCCTTGCGGGTGCCACACTGGACGCATTGCCAATCGTCCCGCTCAAGGGCTTGCAGGCGCAGAAACTTCCACCGATTGCCCCGGCACACCTTGGCGCTGTGGCGCATGTATTCCTTGCGACGGCTCATCGGCGCACCTGCAATTCATACATGCGCGCGGTGCCATCGGGGGCCAGCGGGGTCACGTTGGCGATGGAATACTCAGCATCGCCAATGGCCAGCCGATCAGACAGGGACGGCTCAATGTCCAAGCCCTCGACAGACACCAGCACCCGCAGGTCATTCGCCTGAATAAGCGTCCCGTCGCGGTGTTCCTGTTCATAGTCCACCACCGCAACCGTTGCCGTGTGAAACGTGGGTGTTCCCGGCGTGGGGTTCCAAGGATCGCCACCGGGCGCACCCGCCCGTTCAAAGGTGCCCGTTTGTCCAAACCTCTTGATAATCCGCGATGCGGTTTCGATCATGCCCATGCCATGCGCCCCCCTGAGATTGCGGGCGCGCGTTTCATGCGCTGCCCCTGAGCGACGGCCACAACG